ACAAGTGTATTTGACATCCACGACACACTACGATTGAACACCTTAAATGTAGGTTCATATTCCCCATTTTCGTTGTAAATTTGCAGGAGTGGCATATACCCCATATCACGCGCAGGACTGAATGGTGTTGACTTAGTGGCGTGCTTACAGAATGGGCATCCCTCTCCTATGCAATCAACCTGTGCATAATACGTTGTTCCTGACTTACTTGTAAGTGCTACATTGTGAACACTTAGAATAGGTACATCATCCAGATTATCAAACAGGAATCTGATAAATGCTGAATCCTTCTCATTCTTTAGGTAAAAATTCTGTGTGTAACCTCCCTGATTGTTGTTCATGTCCTCTTGTGCTTGTGTAAAACTCTTTCGTGCCATTAAATATCATTCCTCTCTTTATTTGATATACTTATTATACTACAAAATTTTATCTGTGTCAATAGTTATTTTTCTACAAAATCCACTAAAATCCTATCTACCCATAATGCAAAACTCTCTATTGTATACCCAATTCCATAGATGCCATATGCAAACATGGCAGGAATCATAGTCAGTAGAAATTTTGCTTTTTGTTTATTTGTTCTTAGTTTCATGAAATATGTATACATTCCCTAAAATCCTCCAATGCTAAATCTCCAAAATCGTTTATATCTTTTCCATGCTCTTTTAGTTTTAGTCGAATAACAAACTTATCTCTTATTTTATTTCTTATCTTGAGATACCCAACATCACCTGCTGCGTCATTGTCAAGAGCCACAATTATGCGCCTATATGGTAATTCCTCTAACATCTCTATTTGTTCTTTTGTGCCAGTTCCTAGAAGTGCTATTGCAGGATAACCATATTTATACAAAGTTAGAGCATTAAATAGAGATTCTACAACATAAATCTCCTGTGAATTTGGGAAATGCTTCTGTGCTTCATATAAATAGCAAAGTGGTTTTTCCACATTAGGTGGAATATAGAACTTCTTTTCACTAACACTTCTCTTAGCAACAAACAAAACATTTCCAGATACATCCTTAATAGGAAATGTAATGTTTTTACCATCATACCCTATATCAAACATATTGATAATAGCATCTGTTAAATGACGTTTATACATATATGGGTGTATATAACGGTATGAGTCTAAATCATCCTTACAAGCTACTTCTTGTGTTTTAACTCTCATAGGCACTTTAATCATAGATCCTCTATTCTGTATCTCACTTCCGCCGTAGTTTTCAAGAATCCATTTCGTTCCCCAGATTTCATTTTCATGAAAACATCGCCCAACAAGTTTTGATATACTACCGTGTTCTTTACAAGCAAAACATAAAAAATCTCCTGCATTAAACTTATCTGTCTTATTGAAATTGATAATGCAAGATGGAGAATTTTCATTTCCATTAGAGTGGCAAGGACAGGTTATCAATGCCTTATCCCCATTGAGTTTAATATCTCTGAGATAACCTGTCTCTCGCTTTACTCTATATAGAATATCTACCACTCTTGCAAATACAATTTGATTTGCAACTTCTATCACAACGTCTCACGCACCTTGTTTGCAATAAAATAATTGAGTTTCTTGAAATTGATGGTTGGTTGCTTCCATTTCTTGATAATGATTTGAATATTATCTTTTACAAACTCATGTTGTACCCTACCGAGAAGTTCAAGTGTTTTTCGTACATCAAAATTCTCAATTTTGCACTTTTCCTTCTCAATTTCCTCCACACTTAATAGTTTATCTACTATAGCCTGTTCAATACACGGTGTTTCACTTTTTATGTACTTTTGTGTTGTATATGTTGCGTTTACCACTTTTGCCCATGTTGTGCGACCATACTGATTGATGAAATCATAATTCTTTATTACAACTCCCTCTTGATACCCGCCATCCTTACATAAAAATCCTTGTTTTGGTGCTAGTTCAAGAATATCCTGCTCTGTTGGACTATTCATCACACAAATGAGTGGGATATAATCAATACCAAACCTGTCTAGCATTGGCTTATACTCTTCATATCGCATGTATCGCCCATCGTGCATTACATCGTACACATAAAACTTACGCCACGCATCATCCTCATAATGCTTAATATGGTTCTTAACAAGCCACTCTCCATAAAGTACAAAACTTGGATATGCCTTGAAAAACTCCTTATATCGCTCATCATCAATAGAAGCGTTCATAAACCCTGAGTTGTCATTATCTATTGATAGAATACGATTACGAGAACCATAAACTAACTTCCCGTCCTCATATGCAATTCTGGCTGAACTGCCATCCAACTTAGAGAATACATAAACTGTTCCAGATAGTATTCCGTCAACCTCTTGTGATCCAAGTCTTTCAACGTGTTGATATTTCTCCATTTTGTCCTCCTTTAATTACAGAAAGAAAATAACTTTGATAACTGCACAAGCTACTGCAAGTGGTACACAAGCAATCATGCTCAAAATAATCAGTGCTAAAATACCCTTTAGAAAGTTAATCATTAAATCGTCCTCCCATCAATCATCTTGATAATCTTATCTACTATACTACCATTTTGGTAGATGTATACTTTTGAATCTCCTTGTGTGGATTTTCTTACCCCACCTGGAAGTTCAACCATTCCTCCTGCCAACACATACTCATGTGTTCTTTTATTGGCAATTACACACAACACAACATTTGTTTCCATCTCTGTATTTCTGTTGATTGTGTAAAATTGGTACAGATCACCACTCACATGGATTTCATCATTATAGAGGAATGTTACAACTGGTGGTTCATTTGCCACAACTGTAAAACTTCCTGCAAAACATGGTGTTACAAACATAACAAATGAGATAATTGTCATAATAAGTGTTTTCATATGATCTCCATTTCATTAAAATCTACATCCATATTCAAATCACTATATAAAACGTCAACCATATCCTCAATTTGCCCTGCATGGATGAGGTTGTGTGAATATAGTTTCTTATCAATACACACTTGATATAGCGGTTCTGAAATATCCACCTCGATCCATTCTGTATGGTAATGATCACGAGATGTCATATTCCTAATGTGTTTTACTACATTAGCCCTATGTTGGCTCTTATATAATTTATCTTCGTAAACCTTTCCGTTTTCTTGATTTACTACTGCGTACATCCTCATTTTCATTTTTATTTCCTCCAAAAATCCTATCACACAAAAATTCAAACACTGATTGTGGTGTTACTTCTATTGTAGCATACTTATTTCCTTTTGCCTTGTGTGGCAGATCTCTACTTTTGTAGAAAACCCTGCCCCAAAGTTTATTCTTCATTTGAACTCCTCCCACAAAATGAGAACTACTGCTACTCCTACAACAAAACAAGCAACATATTCAAAAAGCATGACGCAAACCCTCCTTAACTTCTTGCAACTCCTCATCCTCTTCAACATCTTCTTCACTAGGACAATATGTAAAGTGCATTTTATCCATATCTAGTGAGTATACAAAATCTTTACCTGTGCTGCCATAACGATTTTTTGCTACATAGAATTTTAGCCCCTCTCCACATCTGTTGATAGAAACAATTCTTGTTGATTGTTGAGTTACCATGTATGAATTGAAAATTGATTCACTATCTAGTACATCATCTCCATCCTTACTTTCTCCACTACTTCTACGTCTTGCTTGTATAGTAGCTACAACTGGGATTCCATGTTTTGCACTTATATTGAATAATCCTCTACATACTCTTCCAATCCTCTCTGTTGTCTGCATCCTTGTTGCGTTCGGTACTGTTATATATGATACATCATCTACTAAGAGAATGTCAAGTCTTTTTGCTAAAATAAAATTTTCGCAAGTCTGTACTGTAATTTCTCCATGAAAATGAGTAGAATCTGCAATAAAAACGTGTTCATCTGATGTGGATAACTGTTTTATATACTCTCCATACCCATTCATCAATAATCCCCTTGACATAGCGGAATTGGATAGGTGACTTCTTGCACTATCAAACCTATAACCAAATGTACTTGAGGATAACTCTGGTGATATTACTCCAACTCTATAACCATTTCTACTTGCTGCTTCTGTGCATAATGCTAAGATTTGACTCTTACCAACTCCTGATCTAGCCAACCATATGAATAGTTCCTCACCTTTAGCAAATCCAAATAATGTATCTTTCATTTCTGGAAATGGTAATGGAATAAATGATTTTTCTGGATTCTTCTTCTTTTCTTCCCATTCATCGTATCTTGATGTATTATGAATAATATCTACTGCATCAAAATCATCCTCAATTCGTAGTTTATCCATATTTTCAAGTAGAAATTCTGCACCTTTTCGACTATCCTTCTCAAAAATACCACTTGACTCATTGAGTAGTGTTACTGCCCTACGAAATAACATCTCTTCTCTCAAAGTATCTACAATAGATTTTACTGATTGTGATACCTTGAAATACTCATATTTTGGGAATTGTGAGGTGAATGTTTCTTTATCAGGCACATGATTGTAATGAGAGTAAAATGTATAAATAAACTCAAACTCTTCTCTATTTGCAGAAAAATACTCTTTCGTGATGTTATTTTCAATAATTGGAGAATAATCTTTTGTTTCAAGTATTATATTGAGTAATTGGTTTTCAGCTATGCTCATTATACCACCACATTTCCGAAAATATCTTTACCAGAATGAAGTCTTTCATAAACCGTCTGATAACGTATATTATACTTTTTAGCAGCTTCCTTCATTGTTAATTGTTCTCCATTGACCTCTATAAAATGATTACTCCTTGTATTATTAGCTTGCTCCTCAATAGTTGCCCATTTGCAATTATTAGGTTCGTAATTTCCATTTACATCAATTCTTTCTATTGTGGTATTCTTCTCACCAAATTCTTCTACATGAGCAAGATAGGATTGGTACATATCTTCTTTGAAATTCTCAAATTTGTACCAACGGTCGCAAACGGTGATACCACGACCACCATACCATACATAATGTGGACTATTTTTATTATTACATCTTTGTTTCATACCTTTCCAGATATTATAAAATCTAGTTCCATACATACCATGTCTTATCATTCTTTCACTAGACTTTTCCATTCTAATACAACCACAAGACTTTGTATGACCGTTTCTAAGATTTTGTATAACAATAACAACTTCATTACCACAATCACATTTACAGAGCCAATATGTCCTATTGTTTTTTATATGGTCAACTTTAATTGGCTTGAGTCTTCCAAAAGTTTGTCCAGTTAAATCTAATCTGTTTGTCACTTATTTACCTCCTTTCTCTTATATTCACTCACATAATTTCTTCTGCTTCCACCACTAATATGAATAACAATATCTGATAAAATCCTATCAACAATTCTTGCATCATAGTAACGTGGCAGATGTTCTGGTGGTATATTTGAAGTTAATATAGTTGATAATTTGTTACTATATCTTGCGTCAATTATAGTATTTAATACAAACATATCATATTCACTAACCTTTGTTGTAATGGCAATATCATCAAGTATCAACAATTCTCGTGTCATTGTAGCTTCCATTATGTTATTCACCTCTTCCTTATTATCGAAGTTTTTTGATTGAATAACAAGATTTGGAAAATATGAGAACATGGCTAAATCCTCGAATCTATTTCCAACACATTTTTGTGCTAAAAATGATTTTAGTATTTTAATAGAAAACTCTGTCTTGCCACAACCACAACCCCCATAAATATATAGGAATCTACCAGATTTTACAAATTCTTGAATATCATTTTTTATAGCACTCAATGTTTCAAATGCTTTTAAGTCCTGCTCTGTTGGATATAGTTGCTTATTCTCCCAATAATTCTTTGGAACATTACTAGATTCTAGCAAGTAGTAAAATTCTTTATGTATGATACAGTTTGGATTGCACTCCTCTGTATCTGCATATTTACAGGCATTTTTCAATAAACAATCCAATCTCATCAACTCCTGTATCTATTATACTAAATAAGGGAGAGTATGTCAAGCCCTCTCCCCCATTAAAATTACTTAAATTTAGTCATTAAATCTTTGAATAGGATTGGATATTGCAAATATAACTCTTTCAGTAGCATCTTTGCAATCTTTTGCATATCTGGGCTTGCGTGCTTATCACAACGCAATTCTAGGATATGCCTCCACTCTCTTATATTTGCCGTCATTACAATCGTTGTAGCCGTGCAATTAGGCAATACAGAGCGAGCCGTATCAGTTGATTTATGATACTTCTCTATGAGTTCTATATAGGAATCTTCTGCCTGTTGACAAGCAGCACGCCACGTTAGATACTGAACATCATCCAGATCCTCTGGTACAATAAATGATAATTCTCTGTTGTACTTCTTACGAGTATAATTTATATACCTTTGTGAATTAACTGCCATTGTAATATGTCTATGACGCGATAGCTGAATGAGGATATTCCTACTTGTTGTAATTCTAACAGTTACATTTAGAAATTCCAACATACTGTGATGGTTATTCTTGATTACATGAGATATAATCTTCTCTGCACTACCATGACAAATACTGTCTAGGCTATCATAACAATTTCTAATTGCCACTTCTAATAGGTTCATCGCTTCTGCATACTTTGGGGCGAACAACACCTCTACTTTCGGTTCTACTAATTTCATTTCTACATCACCTCATAATTTAATAAATCCGTTACTGGTACTCTAAGCTGTACTGCCTCTCTTTCGTTTCTATAATATGTTGGCTCTAGGAATAGGTTTCCCTTTTCATAGAACATTACATAAAACTCTGTTCCTACAACATCCCTAAATCTAACCTTAGTTAAATCATGTTGTTGCAACCACGATAGAATTAGGTTGATTCTGTCAAACTCACACAAGTCTGATATTTGTATACGTTTATCTAAAATATCATATAGCTTCATCTTTCAACCTCCTTACTTGTTATCTCAAACAAATCCTCAATACCCAATAATATAATCCCAAGTGCTGCTAATCCAGAAACTAATTCGCTTCCAAGACACATTATTGCGGTAAGAATCATATATACTGGTACATTCATTTACTATCACCCACAATAATGACTTCCTTCCAATTTTCTTCAAATGTATACCAAGAACAACTTGTTGTGTGGGATGTTCTACCATCTGTCCACAAATAAATTCTCCCATCTTCCCATCTGCAAAAGTGCATATATGCCTTATGTCCACAACTACCAACTAAAATGATTGGTGTATCTACTTTCACATTTTCCCATTTTGATCGTTGATATATTGGTTTTACATCCTTCTTTATCTCACTAAGGCAAAGAAAACTAGAATCTCTATCCCAAACCCTTAATAGTTTTACTGCATTGTAATCAACTAAGAAGTTCCGTGTCTGGATTCCTCCTCTTGATACCATTCCCATAAATGTTGCTCCATTGTAGGTAAACTCAACTATTTGTCCATCTTTTAGGTTCATTTGTTGTCCTCCTGCATAAAAATACTAATAGCAACCAGATTCATGATTCCACGAAGATATGTTGTATCTGTTGGTTCAGAAAACATTGTTGAAAACAATACTACTGCGGCAAAAATCTTAAAAAATGGTTTCAAACTCATTATTCAAACTCCTCAAGTTTTTCCAAAAGATCATACAACCTATTTCTAAGGTTTTTATTCTCTTCTATTAGTTTCTTGTTTTCACACTTCAAATCTTCATAAAGATCTTTCAGTAGTTTAATTTCAATTTCTGTCATTTTCCTGTACTCCCAATTCCTCCAACCCTTTTTCCAGTTGGGTTATCATCATCTGCTACAAGATATTTCATAAAAATACCCTGTGCAACCTTCTCCTGTGGCTTAATTGTTTGTGCCACATCTCCAATATTTGTTAATGCAATTCTGATATGACCCTCATTGTCGCTGTTATTATAATAATCCAATATGTTACCGTATGGGCTATTTATCCCACACATCTTATTATTTCTAATAAGTTCAGACTATATCTTATATCTAATGATACTCTCCGTACTCGTGTCTATATTATTGCATTAGCTTGCTCAATAGTTAGTCGTTGAACCTTCCACATACTTCTATGCTATTTCAGTGGCTTGGCTGCTGATTGCCCAATCAGTATTATTTTCAAACATTCACACCTAATATTTCTACTTATGTTGTAGTTAATACTGCTCTAAGGGGTTTCCAGCAATTCTCGGAGATTTAATGACACCAATTACTTATTCCTAAGTTTTTCTTGTGCATGAATTTTTGCGTGTTCAGACCTTGTTACTATCATAAGATTATCAATATTATTATTTAACTTATTTCCATCTATATGGTGAACATCATATATTGGGTTTAAGTATTTAACCCCATCTATTTCAATAGACTGTTCATCTTTCATTAAATACTTTTCTGCAATAAGTCTATGCTCCCTTATCCTTCCACCATCCACACAAAATGGATGATCTGGGGCATATACCCAATAGTAACCACAATGTAATATTCTGTCACCACTAAATAATGGATTGTTTGTACCTGTATTGCCATAATTAGGATTACCTTCACCAAAATACTTTGTCTTTCTATATTCTCCCATACATTTATATGAACAACAATTATCATGTATTTTAGAGATTCGTGAACCCTTCAAATGAAACCTAATTCCACAAACAGGACAAACCATGTTCAAGTTAAGACTCTTCCTATATTTTGCAAGACACTCCCTTGAACAAAACACATTTTCTAGTTCAAGTCTTTTCTTATGATATATCTCAACACTCTTACCACAATATGCACAATTTTTAATAGCTATAGGATTCATAACATCACCTAGCGTCTATTACCCCTGTGCAATTTGATAGGATAAGCCCACGCTTAATCCCAATAGAACTCCTAATGTGCATTAGCAAGACCTCATCTGATTCCATAGATACCTTAATTCCAGTATCAAATACCACTGTTTTCTGTGGAAGAATCAGAACAGGAAGTGAGTTTGTTGTATGGAAATCATATCCTGCCGAATGTTTTGTACTACGCTTTGGTAGCTTTGCTACTTCTTCATATCCTGTTACTACTTCAAATTTACGCATTTAGAAATCAACACCCTTTCGTAAAATCCTCTGATTTGAACTTCCTCTAAACTTTAGATTTAGATCTCTTAACTCATCTATATATCTACCATCAACTATTACGTCTGCATACTTAAACACCTCATGCTTTCCAAAATACATTAACTCTTCTTTTCTATATCCAGTATACACCCATTTTTCAACATTGTCAATGGTTTTTAGTAAGTCTATTACATCTCGATAATTTTCATCCTCTAGTGGTTCTCCACCAAGTATTGATACTCTTTGTATAAATGGTCTTTGAATTAGCTTCAGAAAACCTTCTCTAACTTGTTGTGTAAATTCTTTACCACCTTGAAAATCCCATGTTACTTGATTAAAACAATTTTTACAATGGAATTTGCAGCCCTGCACAAACAGGGCTACACCAATTCCTTCTCCATTACTAATATCTAAATCTCTAATACTAGCGTATCTCATGGTCATCTAAATGCACATACCTCTCTTTAATTTCTTGAGTACGACCTTGATTGAAGAAATTTGTACTTATGTACCCACATACACGGCGCACAGCCCTCAGTGTTCTTGTATTTTCATTACCACAATTAGGACATCTCCAACCAAGTTTGCCATTTTTATCTATAATCTCCAACTCACCTTCAAAACCACAATCCATACAAAAATCCAGTTTTGTGTTAATCTCCGCATACATATTTGTATGATAAATATACTTAATTACCTGTAGAAGTGCTTCAATGTTTCTTGTCATATTTGGTGCTTCTACATAATTTACACTTCCACCTGTACTTAGTTTTTGAAATTTCGCCTCAATTCCAAGTTTACTAAATGGATCAATCTCTTCACCAACAAATACATGATATGAATTAGTTATATAATTCCTATCTGTAATACCATCAATTACACCGAATCTCTTCTTTAGAGAGGATGCAAATTTGTATACACAATTTTCCATAGGTGTTCCATATGGAGAGTAATCAATATCCTCCTCATCTTTCCATTGATTGCATTTATCATTCAACTTCTGCATAACCTCAAGACCAAATTTCTCCCCAATATCTCCGTCTGTATGAGAATGTCCAGTCATATATTTAACGCACTCATATAAACCTGCATATCCAAGTGAACAGGTGAAATATCCACCAGTAAATAACTTACCAATCTTCTCACCAGACCTTAGTCTTGCTATTGCGCCATCCATCCACATGATTGGTGCTTCATCTGCTAGTGTGTTTTTAATATAATCAATTCTCGTTCTATGTGCCTTATGACATAGTTCTGCTCTCTCCTCAAATAATTCCCAGAATAAGTCAAAATCACCACCAGATGATAATGCAATATCTGGCAAGTTTAGTGTAACAACACCTAAATTTGCCCTACCCCAATATTTATGACCTCTAACCCAATTTCCTGCATTTGCTATATTTTCTGTTGTTCTGTCCGTGGTTAAGAAGCTGCGACACCCCATACAACCATAAACATCCCCCTTATACCTTTTCATAATTTTAGCAGAAATGTAGTCTGGAACCATTCTCCTAGCAGTACATTCGGCAGCTAATCTTGTTAGGTAGTAATATTCTGAGTCCTCAGTTATATTATTATCATCAAGTACATATAATAGTTTTGGAAATGCTTGTGATACATATTCACCTGCTCTATTTTTCATACCAACAATTCGTTGTTTGAAAAACTCCTCAATTAACATTACAAGTTCTTCTCTATATTCCTCTGTTTCATTTATATACATAAATACAGAAGTGAAGGGGCATTGACCATTACTATTCACCATACTATTTAATTGATAATTAAAGGTCTGTACTGAATCTTCAACCTCTTTCTTGATGTCAATTTCCATTAACCTTTTTGCTTCACTTAAATCTAAACCATTTTTAAGATATTTATTCAAATAATATTTCTTACTATCTCTCACAAATGGTGCTAGGTGTGATAATGTAATTGTGGTTCCCTATGATATGTAAGTTTGTGTTCTACACATACCTTAGACTATTTCTTGCAACTGTTTGTGTTCAGCCGCCAGTATGTTTCAGATGTTGCTTTCAACACCTTACAATTAGTCGTTACAATTACTCAATAATGATTAAGTCATGTTTCTTTGGTTCTTCTAAATATCTTCTTGCTTGTGTTGGGGAGATATTTATAAATCTAGCAAAAGCTGCTACTGTCTTAAACTCATATTTGCCGCGATAGATAAATTTTTTATATTTTCTACCATTTATGCCACAAGTTACTTTCTTTCTGCCAAGAATATCATATGCGTGCTTATTATTTTCAGATTGTGAAACCCACTCTAAATTATTTGCCCAATTATTTTCCACATTACCATCAATATGATTTACAGTGTTATTTTTCTCTGAAAATCCTTTTACAAATGAATGTGCAACTAACCTATGTACCATGAAATTTTTTCTTTGTTTGCCATTTGTTATGCACACATACATTCTCCCTGTTCTGGTATTTTTTGTTTGTGACAATAAATAATATGAGTTATATCTTTCTGCGTATCTCTTAACCCTACCATGAGATGAAATAAAATAACCAGTATACCCAAGTATAGGTTTCCAAAATTCTCCTTCTTCATCAATAATGTTATACTTTCTACTACTTATTGATTTCATAGCATCTATCTTTTCTTTATGATATTCATGTATTCTATTTTTATAGTCCTCAAATGATTTTTGTAATCCTTTATCATATTCAATAACCTGCTTCAATAAATATTCAGTACACCCAAGTTCTTTAACAATATCTTTCATTGAAATATCATTGTCAAATCTTGATTTTATTAACTGCTTATTTGCTTTATAAAATTTCAATATAGACGGCTTTAAGTATGTTTTTGACTTTGCTTTCTCAAACTTCCAGATATTATTTATATACTCTGTGAGTGTTTTCCTATTAAGTTCAAGCAAATTACTTATATACACCTTACTCCTACCTTCTTTTGAATATAATGTATATATAGTATTTTTTAATTCTTCATATCTGTTTTTCATTTTGGCATTTCCAACCTTTCATTATTGAGTAATCACGAGATTAGCCATTCCAACCTACCTCGTTAGCTGTGTATTTAATACGCAACCCTATTGTGATAGTTAATACTGTTTTTATACGGCAGATTTTAGACCGTATTGAGAACTTGTTACTGCTGTAAGTATCTGAGTGACTATGGTTGTAGCTGTTAATAGACGGTGAGGTTTATCAATCTTAACACCATTTATAACAGTTCCATTTTGTAACATATCCTCTAAGTTAATGAGTGAACAATTTGTTAGATGTTGTGCTGCATAATCTGTATCGTGTACTTTTATAATACCCGCTTCATCTGCCTCTACAACATCTGTTGAGAATAACACCCTTCTTGCAAAATCCTTACTTATAATTCCTGCCATATAATCTCTCTTTGTGCTTACTAAGAGTGAATCCTTATTGGAATTTTCATCCTTCCAATACTCACTTTTATCTCCTAGAAGTTCATGTAACTCCTTATCAATAGTATTCTTACTATTTCTCTGGAACTCTCTAACTGAACGATATGATTCATATGTTCTTGCTACCTCACTATATCCCATTCCTACAAGTAGGTCAAACACATTCTTTTCAATGTCACAAATATTGATTGGCTCATTATACCCATTATACATATCCTCTATTGACCTACCAATACTGTTTGCTGTTGTATATGAGTATTTGCCACTCGATTTCATGGCTTTTAATACTGCATTTATGATTCTATTTATATCAAATGGAATAACTCTTCCGTCACGCTTTCTTACATTCATTATTTCACCGCCAATCATAGTTGTTCAAATTCTGTTTTTGCACGATTTAACTCCTCAACTAATCCATTGTATATATAGGAATATAAGTTACTGGTTATTGGTATAGTTATACACTCACCCATTCCCATAGTTATGTTAAGTGGATTTCTCCCCTTATCTTCACCTAACATCCTCTCTAGTATATCAATACGATTTTTAATTTTTGTTGCTTGTGCTAAAAGTTCTTCTTTCAAAACCCCACCCCCAAAATCTTCTCTACCTCTACCTTTTGTGGCTTCTCATACTTCTCTTTTCTTGGATAACATAGTGACCTATACCCACCCAATATTGATTTCTTTACCTGCTCAATTCTTTCATTCTCTGGATATGTTTCTAGTAGCCTTAACTGTTCCTCAAATGAAATCTTTGTTGGCAGGTTGTGTTGCTGCCTACGCATGGCTAAATAGGTGTTTATTTCCTTAACTAAATACTTATCTGTAAAATACTTATCAACAAGTTCCCCCAATGTAGGTTGTCTTGCCTTTTTCTGAGTTGAAAACTCTCCAAAAATACCCAAAATATCAACTCCTTAGATTATAAAGGGGAGAATTTAATCTCCCCCTATTCTACATCTGGTCTAGTGCGTCCTCAATCTGCTTATCTACCTGTGTATGTGCTTCATCCCACAGATTCCTCATGCACTCATTGAAATCATCCCCATCTTCTAGGTTTGCTTTAAGCATATTTTCAAAAGTAAGATAGTCCCCAGAAATTTTTACTGAACGCCTACTTGTTACTGATACTTCTGTAATTTTCATACTTCAATCACCTCATCAAACAAATCTTGTGGAATACTCTTTCTGCCATAATATGTAATTGATTCATACTGTTTCTCTGTAATAACAATATGTTGACATCTAAACCCATTTTTATAGATTGCAAACATAATATTTTCAATATCATTGATTGCCTCAACTAATTGGTGAGTATCAATAGCAAACATAATGGGGTCTTCCAGTGAATCATTTGTACCCACTGACTCAATAATACCATCCTTCAACATGATGTGCTTTTGTCTGCACACCTCCATCAATTTTGCTGTGTTACTACACAAAAACTTCATTTTTTATTCCTCCTAAATGTAACTGCCAGTGTTTCACTTTCTGAAATACAATCTGCAAAAAGTTTTGGTTCTATTTCTTGCGCTACAAGGGCATCTTCTAGCTTCTTTAGGTCAACAACTTCTGTAAGAAGCCAATCCAATCCATTTTCCTTTACAATCTTGAGAACCTTTTTCTCATCAAATTTTGTAGAAACACGCCTACTTACTTTTGCTGTGTATAGATTCCCAACATAGTCATTTGTCTCTGTTTTTGCAAAATCCTCTTTAATGAGATTTTTACCGTCTGTTAGTGTTGTTGTCATTTCCTTGATTTTTGAATCAAGGTTTCCAAGAACATCAATATTTATGTTTGACATCTACAATATCCTCCACATTCATAAAGTCCTCAAACTTCTCCTCTGGCTCTGGTTTCTTTTTCCCAGTCCAATAATACTTCTGATTGCGCTGTTTGTCCCGATTAAATGCCTTTACGATCTTTTGGATTGGTTGTACTTTCATTTCAATACCTCCACTGTTTTATACTGTCTACCATACTGGATTGCGTGGTCATACGAATCTGTATAAATATCAAAGACGTATTGCCCAAGCCCAGTTCGATCTTTTACTGTATACACTTGACCGTCAATTCGTACCCTAGTGCCAAATGGAAGGAGATTATTTGCTACTGCCCCAACATGAACCTGCTCTCCATTTGCCATTGTAGTACTGGGGGTGTAATTATCCCCAGATGTATACATTGAGATTTCTCCATCAACTACATAAGCAACATCTCCTTCTGTTTCTTTATTATACATCATTTCAATCTCTTTGTCAAGTGATTTTCTGTGATTTAACTCCTCTTGATATTTCTCCTCAAGTTCTACATTCTGTTGTTGTAAATCTTCAATATCCTTTCTAAGAGAATCCACCTGATTCATAAAATTAAATATTGCTATGAGTAAGACGATAATAAATAGATTCTTCATCTCCCACGTCCTTTCTTTAGTGTATGTATATTATATCATGCTTTTGAGTAAATGTCAAGTAGGATTTCCAAAAATATCTTTTCCGTTTTTTAATCTACCTATAATAGTAGTATACTTTATGCCATATCTATCAGATGCTTGTGCTACTGTCATACACTCCCCACCAACAGTTACATATCTACCATTACCTCTATTGTTAGCTTGCTCTTTCCATGTTGCCCATCTGCAATTTTCTTTAGAGTAGTTGCCGTTTGAATCTATACGGTCTAATGTTGTTTGTTTCTCTCCAAACTCTTTTACATGATCCAAGTAGCTTTCGTACATATCATCTCTAAATTCTTCAAAAGAAGACCATAAACATTTAATTCCTCTAGCACCATAGTAATAATATGTTTTACTATTTTTATTATTACACCTCTTTAATATACACGCATAAATCTCATAAAACCTTGTTCCTACCATATTATGTTTAGTATTTCTCTTTACCAAAATATCATGAATAAGGCATCCACATGATTTTGTATTTCCATTTCTTAATTTAGAGCCACTAACATCAACTTCATTACCACAATCACATTTGCAATGCCACATTACAAACCCCTGTTTATTTCTCCCTACCTCTTCAATAACAACTAATCTATTAAACCTTTGTCCAATTAAATCTATCTTTTTTCTTGACATTATCACCCATCCCACTCACCTGTCAACATATATTGCAATACTTTCTCATCCTTAACATCATATAGACGGTCAATAATCGCATCACCCATCATTCTTTTCTTTTTTATAGTGCGATTAACAAACTCATCTATGGTATTTTTACAGATAAGTGATATAATATTTACACTATCCTTTGTACCAATACGATAAATTCTGTCTGCACATTGTTCAAAGTTGCTATAGTTCCAAGGTTGATCAAAAAATATAGCCGTAGTCGCTTCTGTTAATGTAAACCCTGTGCCTAGAGCACCTATAGTTCCTATAATAAC